CGGCGGACGAGCCTGCCGCTAAATAAAGTCGCTCCGCGCGCTGGACCAGGACACGCCCGAAAAATGGTGGCGGCGCAAGGCATCGCAGGAGCAGATAAAGCAGATCGATCCTCGGCACTGGGTGTTTGTCGATGAGAGCGGCGAGACGACGGAGATGACCCGGCGCTACGGTCGCGCGCCCCGCGGGGAACGGGTGCGGGAAGCTACGCCCCCCGGCCACTGGAGCACCCTGACCCTGCAGGGGGCGATGAGCGAGGATGGGTTGTTGGCTACCATGATCGTGAAGTCGCCCACCGACGGAGATGTCCTGGGGGCGTGTCTGGGACAGGTGTTGTGTCCCCAGCTTCCAGCTCAAAAGCTGTTTGAGCCATTTGCATCTTCTCTCCTAAGGCCCGTCTCTTGAGGTTCTGTTTGACGAGAAACTGCACGGCATACCAACAGGCTATGCCGACAGCAGAGGTTGCAGTACGATCGACGCCGAAGGCGCACTCCAATAGCACGGCGGATCCAACTGCGATGGCCAGGAACCAGATCACGCCCCTGCAACTGTCGGCGAGAGCCTTTAGAAAGCCCATTGATGTGTATCGCAACCGGCTCTCAAAAACGGCGGAAGAAAAAGCTTCCACCGCAATCGAGCTCGCTGAGGAATTGGCCCCTACTAAACGATTGAGGATTTGCGGGGCCTCCTGCATTCAGTTTCTCCGCCTCTTGCCGGTAATACTCGCACAGTCGATATCTTGGAGTCATACATTCCTGTTTGAACCAATCCAGCCCCTGAGAAGTCGAATCTGCTTGATCGTCATACTTGCCCTTCGGAAACGTGGCCAGTTCGTGCAGATACTCCTGCAGCCACGCGGCTTTGTCTGGAATGTGAACAAAACCGTTTTCGATCGTGCTGGTGACGGAATGCATCCGCATGATCTTGTCCATCGTCGGTTCGTAGCGCTTGATGGCGTGCATTCCTTCGCTGACGAGTTCCTGGATTAATTGTGTCCCGGATGCTTTGTCTTCAATCAAGATTGTTTCCGGTTTAAACGCTTCCGCTTGTCCCCGGACGGCGCGCTTCAGTTCTGGATAGCCCAACCGCTTGCGAAAGACGTGGAGTAAGTAGGCGTGCTTGTCTTTCACGCCCCAGGTGGTACAGACGCTGTAGTCACTTAATTCCGCAGGCTTATTAGCTGTGTCCCAGCTCTGAAAGATCATCTCACATTTCGATGGCAGATCGGCAGGAGTGTGGATTTTAAACCACTCCGCCTTTACCATACCACCGCCTAATGGAGCAGGAGGCTGCTGGTACTGACCGGCGAAGTTGTATTCGCCCAGGGCTTCGCGAATGCGCTGAAGCACCTCAAGGGGTTCGCGTTGCGGATGAAGTGCTTCACCAACGCCGCGCCGGAATACACGTTCGCCGAACGGTGTCTCGATTCTGTATACCTCGTCTTCTTCGGCAATAGCGGGGAACCGGATCACCTTCCAGGGTTCCACGCTGAGAACATGACCAACAAGATCGTCCTCGTGCAATCGCTGCATAATCAGGACGACACAGCCCGTGCGCTTGTCGTTGAGGCGACTGCTCAGAGTGTGGAGATACCACTCGTTCACCGCCTTCCCTTCGGTTTCGGATACCGCTTGGTCCGGCTTCAGAGGATCATCAATGATGATGAAGTTGGCACCGCGGCCCGTGAGCACGCCTCCGACTGAGGTCGCCATACGGAAGCCCTGCTTGGTGGTCCTGAACTCATTCACGGCCTGCTTCTGCGGAGATAGACGCGTGGGAAACAGGCTCTGATAGAAGGCGCTCGACATCAGCGCCCGGCAGTCGCTTGCAAGACTATTTGCTAGATCTTGACCGTAGCTTACGCAGATAACCTGCTCGGATGGATTGTGCCCGAGCAGCCAGGCGGGGAACACGACCGAAGCGGAGTGTGATTTCAAGGAACGTGGTGGGACATTGACGATGAGTCTCTTCGTTTGTCCCAGACGGCACTTCTCGAGTTCAGCAGCGATGATTTCGTTGTGCCAGTTATGAAGGAAATCCGTTTCCGGATTCAGCTCGTAAAAGCTGCGCTCGACGAATGAATAAAGGTCTTGACGCAAGATCGCACGAAAATCACTGATTGCCAGGTTCATTCTGCCTCCGGTCGTCCTTGTTGACTCCGAGCCGCTTCAGAAAACCCTCCATCACCTTGCGGTCGTTTTCGGCCATCGAGTCAGCAGGGACAGTGGTTTCGGTAGCGCCTTCCTCGCCGTAGCGAATCAGCAAGGCCAGGAACTTGATGGCTCTTAGGTCACCCGCTGCCGACTTGTTTACCAGTTGCTTGATCGCTGCCTCCATCTTCGTAATCTGGTGGCGCTGCCCGTTCTCGTTGATCACGACCGTCTCGCGCAGAGTCCGCTCAAGCACGGTCCCCAGGTTGAGACTGCCCTTGGGCCGGCCGTTGGGATTACCGGACTGGCCCTTCTTGAATTGCGAATGGCGAGGCGGTCGTCCGTATCCCACCTCGTACTCGGGCGCGTTGGCCGGCTTATCCTTCGAGGCCATCTCGTAGCTCCTTTTCGAGTTCATTAAAGATCTTCCCGGAGGTCACGTGCGTCGCCTGTCTGCTCGTGAACGCCTGCCAGCTGCGGATGGTGGTATCGACGTAAACGGGATTCAGTTCCATGCCGTAGCAGGTACGGCCGGTTCTCTCACAGGCGATGACGGTAGTGCCGCTACCCAGAAAGGAATCGAGGACGATGTCGGCTCTGGCTGAGCAGTCCATGATGGCGTCGGCGACAAGGGCGACGGGCTTCACGGTTGGGTGGAGCTCGAGCAGATTGCCTTCTTCTGTCGAGCGAGAGAAGGAGTTTGCGCCGGGATACTGCCAGACATTCGAGCGGTAGCGTCCGAATTGACCGAGTTGGACGTTGTTGCGGTGAGGGCCTTTGCCGGATTTATAAACGAACACCAACTCGTGCTGGCTCCGATACAACGAACCCATGCCGCCGTTATCCTTCACCCACACGGACAAGTTCTTCAGTTGGGAGAAGGCGCGCTTTCCGGCCGAGAGCAGCTCCTGCATGTGCCGCCAATCCATACAGACGAAGTGCATGGCGCCGTCGACGCTCTGCGCGGCCAGGAGCGTGCAGGCGCGGGCCAGAAAATCAGTGAATTCGGCCTCGGTCATTTCACCGGAGGCCATCGCGAAGTCCTCGTGCCGAATGGAGCCGAGCCCGCCCGCATGACCATCGATCGGCACGTTGTAGGGCGGGTCCACAAAGACCATCGTGGCTTTCTGACTGCCCATAAGTGTCGTGTAGCTGGCGACGGAGAGCGCGTCACCACAGAACACACGATGTCGATCAAGCGCCCACAGATCGCCTGGCCGGCTGACTTGGGCACTTGCTGGCGACGCGGGGAGCGTGTCGGCAGGGTCTTCGTCGCCCTCAACGCCAGACGCAAGCCCCTCGATCATGACGTCAATCTCGCCTATTTCGAAGCCGGTGGCTTCAAGGCTGAAATTGAGGTCCAGTTCGGAGAGCTCTTTCAGTTGTTCGGCGAGCAGGCGGTCGTCCCAGACTGAGTTCTCGGTCAGGCGGTTGTCGGCGATCATGAATGCTCGAACCTGCGCGGTGGTCAGGTGTTCCAAGCAGATCGTCGGCACCTCGTTGATGCCCAGCAGCTTGCAGGCAAGAACTCGGCCATGGCCGGCCACAACTTGCATTTCGGCGTTAATTAACACTGGAACATTGAAGCCAAACACTTCGATACTCCGCGCAATCTGCCGGACTTGTCTTTCGTCATGCAGCCGGGGATTCCTGGGATCGGGCCTGAGGGTTGCGATCGGCCTGTACTCGATTGCCAGTTTTCGTTTAACCGTGTCCAACTTCTCTGTTGTGTTCTGGGAATTCGCCGCCTCGGTTTTCAGAATTTCGTCCATATTTCTCCTATCCATTTTCAGGTAACCTCAGGCTCAGGTTACGGAAAAGATCGGGCATTGAACAGGCAACAAAAGCGATTGTTTTGCGCTATTTTGTTTCCGGGTCGACGGGATGAAGCTCTAAGCGGGTGTCTGCCCTATTGAACCATAAAGGTGCCATAAAGGATTGTTACGCTTGAAGTTAGCTAGGTACTTCCGTATCTGTTCTTCGTCTACGGGTTCCTTGGGAGGGTTCCCGTCCGCTTCATACCCAGCGTTCACCAAATTGGCGAGGGTTACATATGACGCAGGTTGCCCCAATTCTACTTGGAGAAATGAGTGGCACTCGCAAAGAATTGCATGATCCCGATCTCGACCGTGCCGCTTCGTTGCAAAGGCCTGCTTACAACGCCCGAGTTCTTGTGAAAACTCATCTGCGAGCTTGCCAAGAGGCAACGCGAATTCCTGATTGCCTCGATTCTTGTAAAGATCGATCGCCGTACGAAGCCCCGCAATAGCAATTTCCAACTGCTTCTTGTGTTTGGCTCCCCTGGCCTTCCTTTGCTCATACAACCAAGCAGTGACATCCTTATCTACATAACTCCTGATTTTCGTTGCGCAGAGTTGCGACAGCCGCTCATCTCTCAAAATGGTGGAAATGGCGACGTCAGAATTCACATAATCCCTTTTGAGTATTCCTATGAACTGATCATTCCATTTACTTTGGTTGGCCTTGTCACGAATCCACGCCGGAATACGGGCACCCTTCACAGCTCCAGTTCTTCTTCCGGCCTTGATCATTATTCCTCCGAGGCAGACCTTCATTCTAGTCCACCTCGACGCGCGGGGCAAAACATGATCGCCTCAAGCTGAATAGCGGGCCGTTCTCGATCCTCTTTGGAAGCGCCGGCCGTCGCCGTCAGGCCGCTTCCCGGCTTCTCAAATGTTCGTTTTTCTTCTCCCCGGTGGCGGAGTTTCGCTTGACTGTTTGCCCCCTGCAAGCGTGAATGTGCTGGTGTTTAGGAGGAGAGAATGAGGGCAAACATCTCAGGTCAGATCGCCAAGTTACCCGCCTTGTCCCGGCAGCAGTTGCTCGATATGTGGCAGAAGCTTTACCGAAGGACCGCCCCAAATGGGATCCGAAGGGAGCGGATGGTTCCATTCCTGGCTTACAGAATACAGGAGAATGCCTATGGAGGTCTCAAGCCTTCGACGCGCTCCGAACTCCGCCGGATAGCCCGAAGTTTAAAACGGTCCACAGCGTCCACCGAGCTCATACTTCGGCCCAGAATCAAGCTCGGGACCCGCATCCTTCGCCAGTGGCGCGGAGAAATACACGAGGTTGTCGTGACAAGGTCGGGTTACGAGTACCGCCGGGCCAGCTACCGCAGCCTTTCCGAAATCGCACGCAAGATCACCGGCACGCACTGGTCTGGCCCAGCTTTCTTCGGATTGAACAGCACCAGCTCTGTCCGAGGTCGACGCAATGACTAGCAAACACGTTCGCTGCGCCGTCTACACCCGCAAGTCCTCCGAAGAAGGGCTGGAGCAGTCCTTCAATTCGCTCGAGGCCCAGCGGGAGGCCTGCCGCGCCTTTGTTCTCAGCCAGAAGCACGAGGGCTGGACCGCATTGAACAACCGCTACGACGACGGGGGATTCTCCGGCGGCACGATGGAGCGTCCCGCATTGAAACAACTGTTGGACGATATTCTGGCCGGCAAGCTTGACACGGTCGTGGTCTACAAGGTCGATCGTCTCACCCGTTCTCTCACCGACTTTGCCAAGATTATCGACGTGTTCGATTCGCACGGTGTCAGCTTCGTGTCCGTCACACAGCAATTCAACACGACGACTTCGATGGGACGGCTCACGTTAAACGTCTTGCTGTCGTTTGCTCAGTTTGAGCGCGAAGTTACCGGCGAGAGAATTCGCGACAAAGTGGCCGCTTCGAAAAAGAAGGGCATGTGGATGGGAGGCTGTCGTTCGCCAAAACTCTGTCCGCCTTTAATTTCAACCGTGGGCGGCCCCGGGGTTTTTGTACCAGGTGAAATGAGAGAGGATTGGCCTGAGGAGGACGGGGCATGTCAACGAAGAGGTATAAGCCGGAGCAGACCGTGAATCTGCTTTGCAAGATCGAAGTGGAGATTGCGAACGGGAAGACGACGCCGCAAGCGGCCCGGAGAGTAACTTCCGTGTTGGCAACTATCTGGGAGTTGATCGGTTCGGTCAACACTACGGCGTTACACAGGGTCTATCTTGGCCGGCGGCCATTTTCCGGGAAGCCGACTTTTCATTCCGAATCCGATCGCGACGCAATCGATCACGTGAAAATCATTGATGGGATAGGGACTTCGCAACAGTTATCCGAGTGGCAGCACGTTTCGGTATGCAAGTTACACAACCAAGCGGATCGCTTCCGAGTATGCCGTGCACAATTGCCAAGGTTGTGAGCGAAGATGACGCGGCTGAGTTGCCACCGGTTCCGATCTAACGAGGTGCGGCTTTGGCTGAGTGTGATCGCCTACAACCTGGGCAAGCTCTGGCGGCGGCTGGTGCTGCCGAAGAGAATCGACCACTGGTCGCTCACCAGCTTGCAGCAACGGCTGGTGAAACCCGCGGACGGCTGGTGAAACACGCCCGGTATTACTGGCTGCTGCTGTCGGAGAGCCATTTGACACGGCGCCTCTTTGTGGCCACGCTGTGCAGGATCGTGGCGCTGCCGCTGCCGAACGAGTAGCGAATCA